CCTATCGCCGAAGTTATACTTCCGCCTCAGGTCACCTGTACTAAGCGCTGAACCCGCTATAGCTGAACCACTCTCAGTCAAACCAGTAGAATCGGATATTCCGAATATATCGGCCATTTGTCCTTCTCCTTGTAGTCTTTATGACTACTGTTATTGACTTAATTAAAGTATTAGACTATCCGCCTAATACATTCTCTAATGTTGTGTCAATACCCAAGATTTCTTCAAAAACTGAATCATCTGGAGATTTTTGTGGCTCTGAAGCACTTCCCGTTGAAGCTAATGATTGTGGTCGCTCTTGAACTCTCTTCATTTGGTTAGTAACCTCTTGATTAGCGTTTTGAGCGATTTGCTGTTCCCTTTGACCTTTATTCATTAAATAATAAATATCATCTAATTGTAAAGTTTTGTTTTTAGCAAAACTAACGAATTGTTTCCATTGTTCTTCTGATAAATTGTATTTAGAACGAAATTCAGATTCTTTTGTAAGTCTCTGGTTTTCTTGTTTCTGCGTACTCAAAGCATCAGTAAGTCGTTTTTGGACTACTCCGTCAATTGTAGCTGCTAAAACTTTAGCAGAATCTGAGTCAGGTTTCGACATTGCTTCGTCTGGGTCAAACATAAAATCTTCATCTAGATTTAATTTTTCTTTCATACTAACTGGGGCTTGACCTCCACCCTCAAAATAAGTTCTCACATGAGAAACTAAATTAGGGTCTTCTTTCATTGCATCGAGTATAGGCATATACGGTTCAACTTCTGATAAGCGACCAGATAATCTTTTCGCTTCTCTACTTGAATCACTATACCTTTTTTGCAGATTTTCAATATCCGCCTGTCCTTCAGCGGGGCTCTCTTTTTGTTGCTGTTCAGCAAGGAATTGATTCCCTGCGGATTGCATCTCTTGAGAGGTTGCCTGCTCAGATGAAGGCGGGGCATCGTCTAATATGCCACCATTAACTTGAGTATCGAGAGCCTCGAAAAAACCATCGCTACTCATTCCTATCGCACTTTCGGGGGCGCCATTTTGTGGAGCGTTGCTTACTTGTACATTTTCACTCATAAAATATCCTTTTTATGTATTATGAAGTTATTCTTTTTCTTTGCTTTTATCAAAGTCTTTTTTTGCATCCATTTTTGTCTCATTCATTACCATCCTCATTTCTCTTGCAAGGTCTTTTTTAGCCATTTGTACTTCTCCTTGCATCATGCTTCTTAATAATTTTTGTTGAGCTTCTGTGTCAATTACTTGTTTTTTCACTTGAGTACTTGCTTCATTGACTTTCATTTTAATACCTGCTTGTACTAATTGACGCTCTAAAGTTTCAATAGTTCCATCTTTATCTTTAATTGCTTCATCCATTTGTTGTAATTGTGATTGCAATTGAGAATACATACTTTTTCTACTTAATAATTGTTCTTTATTTCTTATATCAGTTTCAGATACCATTGCAATATCATCAATTAATCCAGCTTGAAACCATTTAAAATATTCTTCTAATAATGCCCATCTATTAAGGGGTAAAGTTGCCCCTGCTATAATTCTAACATCAAATCTAGAAGTTGCATAATCCATCCATTTTCCTATTGCTTTACCATAATCATTATATATAGGAATATTAATTCTTACGTCTTTTTCTTCATCGCCTTCTTGGTTTGAATTTGGTTGAACTATTCTGAATACTTTATCAATTTGATAATGTTTTTGAGCAATCATTTGGAAGCATTTTCCTAAATGCTCTAATGAAGGTTCTACAATTGTAGTCATCCAAGATTTTAATCTTCTTGTTCCAAACTCATCATTTGCAAGTAATCCCCTATAAGTTTCTGCTTGAGCTGATGTAAATCCCATCATTGCAGAAGGTACTCCAGAAATATATTCTGCATCAGACTTGCCTTCTTGTGTAATTGTATAAAAAGCATTATTTATAGCAGCTGGCATTATTGGAGTAGGAGGAGTAAATCCTTGCCTATATTTTAATAATGCACCTGGCGAAGATGAATATTGTTCCCATTCTTCTTCATCAACAGAACCTTCTTCATACATCCATCTAAGATTAGAAGCTAAATTTGCATTATGCACCATAATTTGATGCGCTTTATTAATTTCTTGTTGTTTACCAATTAAAGGCATTACTGCTGACATTGAATAAGGAGTTCCAGTATATAAATAAGGTATAGGTATTATAGGATATTCACTTATTGGTAATTCGTATTCATAGAGAAAAACATCATCCCCAACACTACATACTAAATTTATTCTAGTTTCAAAAAAATTAACAAAATCAACTACAGAACTTTTAAATTGTCTGCTTTTCATCATATTGTCAAATTCTTCTTTTCTCATTACTACTTGCTCAACTTTTGTCATTTCTTCTTGAGCTGCAGACATTAATTCTTGTTGTTTTTCAGCAATAGAAGTTTGCATCATAGATTCAGCTTTAGATATTTCTAATTGGGCTCTTTCTTCTATTATTTCTCCATTTTGCAAAGATTGATTAATAGATAAAGTTTTTTCTTGCAATTGAACTTGTACTTCTGCTTGAAATTCTTGTAATTGGACTTCTACTGATTGTTTTAATTGTTGTTCTTGTTCATCAGTTAATGGTATTCTAACAAAAGCATTAACAAAAGGAACTTTTATTTTACTATAATTTTCATAATAAGAAATTATATCTTCCTCTTCACCTTTAGGATTTAATCCATAACTAATATCTTCTGGTTGAATTACTTTAGAAGATTCTAAATCTCTTTGAGTGTAAGTAGATGAATAATTTGAACTTGTAGTAATTTTATTTATTTTAGCAGAATGTTGAGGAAATTGATTCTTTAATTGAGTTTTTGAAAGATTTTTCTTTACCATTATAAAAGAAGCATCTCTAAAAAGAAAATCACGACTAGTAGGGTCTACAAATACATCATAAGGGTCTATCCTACTAAAAGCAACTTCTCCTTTTCCATGGTCTAAGTCTTGATTTACATCTATTAAAAAATAACCTATTCCTTTAACTAAACTATCAAGGATTACTTGTCCATAAATAGAACTTCCATTAGAAAGATGCCAACAATAATCAGATATATCAGAATGGACTTGCGCAACATCTGTGTCATCTCCAGTAACTCCTACAGCTTTCCATCTTGGACTATTAGCTGTAACAAAATATTTCATTATTTCAATAACTGGTAATATTCTATTAATAGTAAATGAAGGCATTCCAGATTCTTCTAGGGATTTTTTTTCATCCATAGTAAGTTGTTCATCTAAATAAAAATCATATCCTTTTTGACTTTTACTACGCCATTTAGCTCTATCAGTATTATTAGCTCTATCCCATAATTGTTTATTAACTCTTGCTTTATTTTTATTACTATTTCTTGCCATATTTATTTATTTGTATCATCCATATTTAATGGATTATCTGGTTCTTTTAAAGATTTAAAAATTACATCCATCCATTCAGCGTTTTTAGATTTATCTATATTTTTAGATTCATCGTACCCTTTTTGATTCTTTTCTAAATTTTGTTGGAATTGCATCTCTTGTATTTGTTTTTGCTCATAATCCATTATTTTTCTAACTTTTGCAACTGCAGATTTTGTTTCAGTATTAAGAATCCCATTTTCCATTACCCCTTCAAATTGTCTTCCAAATCCTGTTGTTTCTGCCATTCCTTTTCTTTCATGTAAGTAAGCATTAAGAACTTTTTGCATAAATAATACATTCCTTGTAGTAGGAGAATTATTAACAGTCTCAATTCTTAATTTAATATATTCTGGATTAGTGGGTATGTTTGATTGTTGCATTATTTATTTCTTATTA